AACCAACTTTTCCTGCCGCCTAGGCCAATGCCAGGTGACTCGGAAGAAGGTGAATTCGTAAGAGAAGCAAAGGCAGCACAATCCCGACCCCGATGCGGCCCAGGTCGTGACAAAACAATGGCACCGCATATGGCCAAAGGTCAGGCCTATAAGACCACCCTCTTCTCATGACTACAACAGAAGATAAAACCTCTCTCCCCGCTGGTCCACGATGGGGTGATGTTGAAGAGAAGTACTATGACCTACTGCACAAGTGGAGAATCTGGAAGAAGTCGCACAAGGATGGCGATGCTTCCCCCATTCCGCACGGAATTCAGTCTGTGTTACCTAGGCCTTCCCCCTTCTCAAATTTGAGAAGTGAGAAGTACTGGCGTAGCGTGGCAAAACCTGTGGATATGGAGAAACGGGTTGAGGCTTACAAAACCCCCGTTCAGGATAGAAGCATCGAACTTGTCGAACCTAGTTTTTCCGCTCTCGAGCGACAGCTTGAACAAGAATGTGCAGCGATTGGACCTATCTCGTTTAGGAGTGCGTTCGCTGGAATGCCTAAGGACACTAGTCCTGGGTATCCTCTCAACCGCTTGGGCTATGTTGAGAAACGGCAATGCTTTGGACTCCTTAAGCGGATGCAGCAGCTAAAGCGGCTATTCAAACACACACACAAGATCGATACCTTCCCTGTTTTAGCAGGAGCGAGGAATCAGCTCTGTGAGATTGGAGATAACAAGCCTCGCCTCACCTGGGTATATCCTATGGAAGTGGCATGGCTTGAGGCGACCTTCGCCCTCCCTCTCTTCGAGCGCCTCAAGAAGTGTTCGGTCCTAGCGTGGGACATCAACTGGTTTGAAGGTGGTGCGTCGAAGTTATTCGATGCCGCCTCTGGACCGGGAGCCTGCTTTGGTAAAGACTTTTCTGGCTTTGACGCTAGCGTCTTAGCGCCTTGGATACGCCGAGCGTTCCAGGTGTTAGAGAGACTCATCATCTTTGAGGAACAGTGGCAGCGAAACGCCTGGCGTTTCATTGTCGACTACTTCGTCGATAAGTGGCTGATTATGTACAACACAGCGCACTACATCCGAAGAGGCGTTCCTTCTGGTAGTTTCTTCACGCAGGTCATCGACAGTATTGTCAATGCTATAGCGCATCATGATGGGTGTTCGCGACTTATCAAGCAACGCTCTGGCGTGACAGCAACCTCTTGGTATGACGTCTTTCGCTATTCCAAGTTCCTAGGCGACGATTCCTATATCGTCCTAGGCATCCCTTTGTACTCCACAGACAATGCAGTGTTGAGTATGGACATGGAACGGCGACACAACTTAACGTCACACGCAGACAAGGGTTTCTGGATACCCGCCCCACAAATTTGGGACGACGATGATGCTGACATAGTGAGGAAAGACTTCTTAGGAAAAGTACTCATTAGTCGCGCGGACGTCGAGATCGAGACGGACCTACTCAAAGCGCAAGCGTCCATCCCGGACTCCAAAGACACTGGACCCGGTGATTACATGACGCGGTTAATCGGTTTGGCCTGGGCAAAGGGCACGAACTGGTTACAGCACCGAATGTTACAGCAGGAGTTTGATCGCTGGGCTACGAAAGGTTACGTGCCGACGGAGCCTAGAAAAGGTGAGATCAGATCGCTCTTCCAACAGGTGCTACATGCGGAGTTTCCTTCTCTCCAATTCCCACCGTGGGAGCAAGTCAAAGTGCGGTACGCGGGTAAGGCTGCGTAGTACTTGGACCCGAGCCACCGTCGTTAATGGAAGGTATGCCGAACAGACGCTGCAGCAATGCTGCCAGGCAGAAAAATGCGTCCTCGAAGACGGCAGATACACCTTAAACGCCCACCCTGCTCGTTTCAGTCCTGATGATAAATACTCTGAGGAGAGAACTAAGCTTAAGGAAAGACACGGGCTTAACTTGGTCCAACAACCTCCTTTCAAATATTAGGCTTTTGAGTGGTGTATTTATATTGTATAAGATTGCTTTTCCATTCATTCCATAAATATGACCTTGTCAAACCTAATCTTTGATAAAAATAAAGAACAGGGGATGGTTCGATTGAACACAGGTCCATTTTTATAGACACATCACATAAAAAATGAGGTGTTTATCAAAGGCATACCTGCTGATTGTCC